GCTACTTGCAAATTAGATATACCAGCTATTTCGAAATCTGCCGCTTCGCCTTTAGTATGTTGTGATGTAGGTTTTGATCCTATTGCTTCGCATAACTCAGGGCTTCTATATCCTGATGTTATTGTAATTGGCTTTTCAAACTTTGCTCTTACAGGTTCTAAAACGCCATAGCATAAATCAGTTAAGTTTTTTATTTCTCCACTACCAGCTTTATTTTCTATACCTTTTCTAGTAGCTGTTTGTGATTTTTCAAATTCTTCTAATTTAAAATGTTTTGATAATTGCATAATTACCTCGCTGTTGTTGGTATTCCTGTTGATGTAACAAATGGATTTTCTGCAAATGCCATGAAGATGTATGATCCACCTGATGCATTAAATTCTTCATCACTTGATCTTAATTTGAAACCATTTGAAAGAATATCTATTGTTTTTGCTGAATTAACATTTTCAGCCTCACTTGTATCTGCTCTTAACTTTTTATCTGTTGCGTTAAATGTGTTTCTTGTACTATCGAAAATATACCAATTATTTGCAACATCTGTTCTTTTTCCCATAATCCAAGCTGGACGCATACCAGTAAAGCAAAACACACCATCTGTACTTCCATTTCCTGTGTAGCTTCCAAACTTACTAAATCCTTTTTTCTCTGCGAAGCAGTAGGCAATCATTGCATTTCCACTATCATTTGCGTTTCCTGATGTTCCTATTGTAAATACACTTGATGTTGGAGATGTTGAGTTCCACCAACTTGTTTCTGTACTTTTAGCGGCTGTTGTATTCATATGTATTCCAAATGTATTTCCACCTAATCCTGTATGATATACAGCCCATTCTCTAGATCCAACTAATCCTTTAAGGATAATGACAGATGGTGCTACTCCCAATCCATGACCCAGAGTTGCACCAGCAGAACCATTACCTGTATACTTAACAATACTAAATCCAGCAGTAGTATTTGCAGAAACAGTTGAGGTTATGCTTCCATCTGTGTTTGATGATGCAGAGCCACCAGCTTTCCAATTCCAAGATACACAAGCATTACC